AAGATGTTCTATAAGATTACATATGATGATACAGTAAATGATTTTGAATTTTGGAAGACATATGATTTTGACCAACACAAGGATAGTTTTGTTAAAGTTGTTGTACTCAATAAACAAAATCCCTATTTGTTTGATACCGTTCTCGATAATTTATATAAAGCTCAAGCAGCAGACATATCAATTGTCGAAGACTTTACAGACAACTTGATTGATATGGATCAAGATATCATCGATCAAGCAGAAGATACAATGACTATATTATCTAAGTATATTGACAATTTATCACTTCAAGTTGAACCAGAAAAACTAAAGACCGTTATGCGGGAACTTTATGTTGAAGCTTTGAATGTTGAAAGAACTGAATGATTATTTTTCGTTATGTACGTTGGAAGAACCTTCTTTCAACCGGAAATTATTTTACTGAAATAAATTTACATAATAACTCCAACACTCTTGTTGTTGGAGAAAACGGCTCGGGTAAGAGTACGATGCTTGATGCATTGTGTTTTGCCTTGTTTGGTAAAGCGTTTCGCAGTATTAATAAACCGCAACTACTCAACTCAATCAATCAGAAAGATTGTATCGTTGAAGTAGAATTTGATTCAAACAATAAATCATACAAAGTCATTCGTGGTATTAAACCAAATGTGTTTGAGATTTATTGTGATGGTGAACTTGTTAATCAAGATGCAGCTATAAGAGACTATCAAGAATACCTTGAGAAATTTGTTCTTAAACTAAACTACAAATCATTTACTCAGATTGTAATTTTAGGTTCAGCATCATTCACACCATTCATGCAGTTATCTTCCTCTGATAGAAGAGCTATCATTGAAGACTTGCTTGATATTCAAATCTTCTCTACAATGAATTCTATTGTTAGAGAAAGGATGGGTATCAATAAAGAAACTATTACTGTAACAAAGTATGATATGGATTTGACACAACAGAAATATGATTTAGAGAAAAAACATATTGATGAAGTGAAACAAAACAATGATGAGAAGATAAAATCATATGAGAGTGAGATACTTAATAGCAACCAAACCATACAAGCCTTACATGACGAAATTGCTAACGTCACAGGACAAGTTGAGGTCTACTCTGCCGATGTGGCACTACAGGTTGAAACTGAGAGTAAAGTCAAGAAGCTTGGAAAACTTGAATCGCAGATTGAAAGCAACCTCTCCAAGTTTCAGAAAGATATTAGTTTCTTTCAACACAATGATGATTGTCCAACGTGTCGGCAATCTATTGCCACCGAGTTTAAAGAAGGACAGATACATTCTTTGCAAACGAAAACAACCCAATGTGAGCTTGGATTAAAAGACCTTGAGACTAAGTTATTAGAAGAACAATCTAAACTGAATAAGATTGCTGAAATACAAAGATCAATTCAGAAATTGCAAATTGAAATTGCAACTAAGAACACTTCTATTGTAGAAGTTAACAAGTACATTGTTAAGATAGAGAATGCAATATTGGCATTGAAAGCAACAAAAGGTTCAACACAGCTGCAAGAAACACAACTGCAAGAACTCGCAAGTCAGTTGAAACAACTAGAATCAGACTTAAAACTATTGATAGAAGAAAAGACATATTACGAAACAGCTTCTGGTTTATTGAAAGACACAGGTATAAAAACAAAAATCATTCGTCAATATTTACCAGTTATCAATAAACTAGTAAACAAATATTTATCATCGTTAGATTTCTTTGTTAACTTTAATCTTGATGAGTCGTTTAAAGAAACTATCAAGTCAAGACACCGTGATGATTTTTCTTATCATAATTTTTCTGAAGGTGAGAAACAACGTATTGATATGGCATTGATGTTAACATGGCGTGCCGTTGCAAAGTTAAAGAACTCTGCAAACACCAATCTGTTGATACTTGATGAGACATTTGATTCAAGCCTAGATACTAATGGCACAGAAGAACTAATGAAGATACTTCACATGCTTGATGGTGTTAATCTGTTTGTTATATCACATAAAGGCGATATACTACAAGATAAGTTTTTAAATGTGATTAAGTTTGGTAAAGAAAAGAATTTTTCGAGGATATTAAAATGAGTAACGAAATACTAACAATCGATACTGGTGAAGGGTTACTAGAAGAAAAGATAACGCCATTACCAATTTACGCAGATACACATCCATTACTACTAGAAGTAATGCCAGAATACAAAGGTGAAATACCATCTTTCGATTTGCATCAACTGATTAAGAAATTAAAAGCTACACGAAAGGCATATGGCGGTATTGGTCTTTCTGCTAATCAATGTGGTATTAAAGCCAGAGTGTTTGTTTTAGGATATGAAGACTCGTTTGATATGGTGTGTATCAATCCAAAAGTATTAGAGATATCAGAAGAAATTATAAACAATAATGAAGGCTGTCTTTCATTTCCTGGATTGTATTTAAAGGTGAAAAGATCAAGTAAAATCAAAGTTGAATACACCGGAGAAGATGGTAAAGTTGTGCAAGTTGAGTTAACTGGTCTAACTGCTAGATGTTACTTACATGAATTAGATCATATGAATGGTGTTAAATTCACAGACTATGTTGGTCCTCTTGCTTTGAAAATAGCAAAAGAGAAACAACAAAAGAGAATCAAGAAACATACAAGAATGGGTAAAAAATGAATTTAGCAACTATTGCCGATTTAGATACGATTAAATCTATATTTGCCCCTTATGCAAAGGCATACTTTCCTCATATCAGACAAGATTATATTTGCCGCAAAATCGAAGCGAACAATGTTATAATAGAAGATGGTGTCGTAATCATATTCGGTGTTTATAAAAAGAAACAAAAGATTGGTAATGTAGGAGCTGTGAGAGGTGATGCTCACATTGGCCAGATTGTTACCTTATCTCAAGGTGCCGGTAATGCTTCTAAAGTACTTAATAAATTTTTTGAAGAAGTAAATACGAATGTGTGGTTGACTGTGAGATCATCTAACGATAGAGCCAGATCATTCTATGTAAAGAATGGAATGAAAGAAGTTGGTTCGATTGATTGGGCATCAGGTACAATACCTGGTACTGTTTACAAATATGAAATATAATGAAATACTTTTACGAAAAGAATACTGAACTCTTAGAGTCTTCTGTTAATAAGAAATTTGAAGAGCTTCTTTGGATGAGCAAGGATGAATTTCGTCAATGGGTAATTGACATGAGAGCTGAAGTTGTTCGTTTGTGGGATGATAAAGGGCAACCGCCAAGAGTTGGCTACAATGAACTAGAAATCATTAATCAATTTAATGAGATGACTTCTTTTCCTGTTCGTAAGTTTCTTGTTGAAGATGAATTGACTGGTGAGAAAGATGTGATTCGTAATACATCAAATGTTGGCAATGCAGTCAATCAATGGTTCCCAACCATGATGAAGACACGCATCAACTATACAAAAGATGTAAACAAAGGCAAATCAATCTATGATTACTTTGCAAAAAAAGAATTGTTAGATACGTTTGTGACATATGCATCACGACACTTTAAAAGAGATTCGTTCTATCATCACTCTACGCCTATTAAAGCTAATCAATTGATTGATGAGATTGGTAGTTACAGATACATTGCAAAATCAGCAGAAGACTTTATTGCTTGGTTTGAAACTAATGCTCGTGCGTATGATACACATGACTATTGGTTAGAACCAACGAATGCGGATAATGAGTATACTGGTTACAATGAAGACTTGAAGAATCAAACATACTTGCAAATTTGTAAAGATGATTTGTTGAAGTTAAATGTTCCTGCTAATTCTATTACAAATATCGAACACAAAGATGCACAACTGTTCCGTATTCGTTTGTTCAAAAAGAATCAAAAAGTATTTCCAATTGGTCTAAAAGCCTTTCGTGTTTCATTCTGTCAGTATGCAGTTAACTTTCCTCCATTGACTGCAAAGTTTTTGTATGAAAGATATACAGAACATTTTAAAACACAAGAACAAATTAATCTATATGACCCATCTGCTGGCTGGGGCGGTAGATTACTTGGTTTT